GTTTGACTCTGCTCAAGGATTTGATGGGGCAGTATCCCGGCGACATCCGTGCAGCCGTGGCGCACTACGAAGGCAAGGGCGGCAAAGACAGTTACCGCAACGCCGACCAGATTATCGAGTCCAGCGTGCGCATCGGCACCATCAACATCCACACTAGCGCCGATCCTAAAGCGGTCAAGGACGCCACGACCGAAGGGGTGATCAAAGCGGCCGAGCAACTGCGCACGCAACGCCGGCTCGCGGAGTTCGGCAACGATCAGTGGAACATGGCAGGAGTCGGATAAATGGGAAACCCGTTCAACGCCAACCTTATCGCGGATTTTGCCCTGGCCGAGGTAAACCGCACCACCTACCGTCCGCAACAGTGGACCCTGCCACCCGGACCGGCCACACTCATGATTGATTTTGCGGGTGTGGGCGATGCTCCCCAGTATTCCCCGAGCGGCATCGGCGCGACGCTATCCAAAACTCCGACCACGTACATTTTCGATTGCGTGATTCTGGCCGATCACGAACAGCGCGTGCGCAAAACCGAACATCCGGTGCAGACCGGCGCGGCCGTTTCCGACCACGCATTCATCGAACCAGCCCGGCTCTCGCTGGACATCGGCATGAGTGACGCCATGGATGCGTACTACCCCACGTTCACCGGAGAGAATCAGTCCAAGTCGGTCAACGCCTACCAGACTTTGATCCTGCTGATGTTCAGTCGCATCCCGTTGAGCATCACCACGCGGCTGCGGGTCTACGACAACATGATTGTCGAAGAGGTGCACCCGCAGGAAAGCTACAAAACCTACGGCGGCCTGCGCTGCCGGGTGGCCTTTGGGGAAGTCTACTTTGGCCAGATCCAGAGCACCCCGGTAAGCACGCGGGGGCAAGACACGCAAAGCAACAGCGGGGGCACGCTCATACCGACGCCGGTGAACGACGCGACGCGCGAACGCAAAAGCCTCAGCGGCGTGCAGAATGTTCCGGCGTATCCGAGCAACGCTCCCGGCGCGGGGCCGTGGAGCAGCAACGATGTGACCAGCTTGCAGTATCTTCCGCCGAAGTGAGGTGAGCGATGACGACACTTTTAGGGAATTCGGTTTCCGACAATACCTCGATGCAACACTTCGCGGGCTGGGCTCAGTTTTACAACAAGGCGTTTGCCGCGTGCGGCTGGAAACAGTTGAACGACACCGGACAAGTGGAATGGCCTGCGACCATCGTGAGCATCGCGTCCGTGGCCGTGGGCGGCGGAAACGCCACGTACACCTACGACGCCACCAGCATGACCGGACCGGCGCTAGTCATCGGGCAGCCCATCTCCGTGGTGGGATTCGTAACTAATCCGACCAACAACATTCCCTTGACGCAAGGCATCATCACCGCGCTCGGCGGTTCCGGCGCGACCAGCACGTTTACGGTTCTATCCACCGGACAAATCGCCGAAACGCACGCGGCCACTGGCGGCACCGGCAGAGCCTTCAGCGTTTCGCAGGTATCTCCGGGCGCTGGCATTGCCACTTACACCTACAACGCCGCCGCGCTTACTGGCGGTCCGCTGCGCGTGGGCCAATCCGTCAACGTCGTCGGATTCGTGACGGCGGGCAACAACATCACCGGGACGCAATACATCACCGCGCTGGGCGGCTCGGGCGCAAGTTCCACGTTCACGGTGGCGCTAAGCACCCAGGTCCTTGAAGTGCACGCAGCGGTCGCCGTGGTGAATCCGAATCTGTACATGGCCGGTTCGGGTTCCGCTCCGCTCGTTCCTAACACTGTGGGCGTGTACGAAATCTGGCAGTCCACGGATGCCTTGAGCTCCACTTGCCCCATCACTGTGCGCATGGATTACGGCAACGGCGGCTCGACCTCACCGAAAGTTTGGATTGAGTTTGGCACCGGCGGCAGCAACGGGTCCGGCACGCTGTCGGCTCCCGCGAGCGGACTGGGCAACCATCAAATCGGAGTTTTCGGCAACGACTCGGGCCTGCGTAACAACTACGCTTGCGGCGATGCCGGCAACATTCGCATCGGGGTCAACTGGGGCGCTGGCAATTCCAACTACTTCCAGTTTGTCTGCCTCAGCCGCAGCTACGACGGCACCGGCAATCCGACCGGGCAGTACGCCATGCTTTTTGTGGGCTCGTGGAACTTCGTTTCGCAGCAAGCGATTTTTCCGCCCAGCGGCGGCGGCGGCATCGCTCCGGCGGAATTGCAGTCGTGGATTGCCTTGTGTGGGCAAACCACCAGCCAGTCGCAAGGCTTCGGCGGAAACGTGGCGGTCAGTCCGGTCTATTGCGTGGTGGGCGGATTCAGCAATCCCACGCCGGATTTGTGCGTCGGGAAAACCGTGGACTTCACCGATGGCACGCAAGTCACCGTGTCGTTCTACAACGTGAACCACAACTACGTGGTGAGCAACGCCGGGAAGGCTTTCAACAACAGTTCAGCCGGGGCTTTGCTGATGCGCTTTGAATAAAAAGCATGGGAGTCATTCTCAATTCGACGAACGGCTTCTTCGGTGCCTTGGGTGGCGGCACTTCGCCTTCCATCGACACGCGCTCAGTGTCCACGTCGTGCATCGCGCTGTTCATCGCTACGGCCAATGACCCCAGTGCGTGGTTTAGTGATTCGGCCGGGAATGTGTGGATCGGACCGTTCGCCCATTCGGGCGGCAGCGACTTGTGGGTTTATCTGACGGCCGGAAATGTGCGCACTTCCCTGACGCACACATTCTCGGTGGTGCAGGCGGGCCAGCCGATTACCTTTGTGGCGGTCACTTTAGGCGGCTGCAATTCTCCACTGGACCAGCAACACACCGGCGTGGGCACCGGCGGCACGACCCTGCAACCGGGACCCATCACGCCCAGCGCCGAGGGCAGTTTCATGCTCAGCGCGGTGACTGTCGGGAATCTCGCCACCACTTTTGCGATCGACAGCGGCTTCGGCGTCGTGGCATCGCACGATTTCGCCAGTGGTATCTCGTTTGGTCTCGCCGTGGCCGGTTTGCAAACGCCTTTGGGACGGCCCACAAAAAATCCCACTTGGACGTTCGGGTCCAGCGTCGCGTCGTCGTATGCCGGCATTCTCGATTTGATTCCGCTGGCGAACATCACACCCACGCCACCGATTCTCCCGAAGACTCGCCCCGCTGGTCCGACCTCGAGCGGCTACGGTTATTCGCCGCTGCTGTTCGGCAACATCTCCACCGGCTCGTTCCACATCTCCGGGAATTGCGGCGCACCGGGCGCATTGGTCATGTACACCGGACCGAGCAGTGGCGCGACCACCGCCGACGGCAGCGGAAATTATTCGACGCCGGGACTGCCGCCGGGAAACTACGTCGTCACACCATCGCTCGCGGGTTGGGCCTTCGCGCCACCTTCGCAAGCCGTGACCATCAGCGGTTTCAACGTCACGGGCATCAATTTTGCGGCGACGTACACCGGCGCGATTTTTTCGATCTCCGGAAATTGCGGACTCGCCGGCGGTATCATCCACTGGACTGGCACAGCTTCGGGTTCGACCGCAGCGGATCCTTCCGGCAATTACACCATTCCGTTCCTTGGCCCTGGCACGTACACGGTCACACCTTCGGCAACGGGCTACACCTTCGCGCCGGTGAACGCGGTCGTGCCGGTTTCATCCGCGAATGTCACCGGAATCAATTTCGTCGCTACGCCGGTCATCACCGGACATTCCATCTCCGGGAATTGTGCCGTAGCCAATGCCACGGTGAACTGGTCCGGCGGCGGTGGCAGTGGTGGCGTGACCGCCGATTCCAGCGGCAACTTCATCATTCCGGGATTTGCCGACGGCAGCTACACCATCACGCCGCGGATCTCCGGCTGGAGTTTCACGCCCACTTCGCGTGGCGTCACCGTCGCGGGAGCCAACGTCACCGGAGTGAACTTCTCAGCCGTGAACCTGTTCCAGTTGCCACTGGAGCGCGATCCCAACGCCGCGCCAGCTCCCGGACAAATCATTCCCCTGACGGTCTCGCCGAATCAGACCTTCAACGTGAACCTCAGCGTGGATGGCAACGCGCTCACCCTCGGCATGGGACTCCGCTTCAACACCATGGCGGGTTACTGGGTGCTGTCCATCTACGATCAGGACGGGAATATTATTCTGGACTCTTTGCCGATGATCACCGGCTGGTATCCAGCGGCCAACATCCTCGCGCAGTACGGCTATTTGAAAATCGGTTCGGCGTTCCTGTTGAATGCCGGCACCAGCGCGTCCGATTATCCCGGCACCAGCGACTTGGGCACCGGCTTCCAGTTATTGTGGGGAGACACTGCCGCATGAGTCCGACGCCAGCAGCTCCGACCGTCAGCCGCGATCCGTTGTGGGGCCGCGCCTACAAACTTTCCGTGGAAACCGCCCAGGGCGAAAACATCGTGCTCAGTCAAAGCGGCTGGGAGCCGGAAGCCTTGCGGGTCACTTTCGAGATTCAGGAAAGCGTGCTGCCCAGCCCGTTCTGGTTCGCGGTGATTACCGTGTACAACGTGGACGATCCCACCTACCAGAGCCTGATGTACAACGCGCAACGAATCACCTTCGACGGCGGCTACCAGACCGGACTCAACAAATCCACGCGCATCTGGCACGGCCCGGTGCTGCAAGTGGTTTACGATCGCCCGCACGTTGTGGACAACACCATCACGTTCAACTGCATCAGCGGCCGGCCGATTCTCAACGACAATTTCATCAACTACGCGGCCAGCAACAACACTTCGTCGTATGACGCGGTGCTCAACATGGTCAGCAAACAGGGCGGCAACGCCAACGCGCAGACCAGCAAATACGCGCAGTCCGCGCTGCAAGCGAAAACCTATCCACGCGGCAAAACCTTTTGGGGCACCACCAGCAAATACATGCAGGTGATGGCCGACGACAGTTTCATCAGCCACTACATCGACTTCGATGGCAACGACAACATGACCGAGATCTACAACCCGGACACCAAGCCGGCCATCGTCTACGGACCGCCGTACCCGCCGGGCTATCGCACTTCCGGTTCGGGGGGCCCGACCGATACGCCGGACATCACCCGCAGCATCGTGGGCACGCCGCGGCAAAGCCAGTGGGGCGTGACCTTCGATGTGCTGCTGGATCCGCGCTTGCATGTCAGCAAGCCGCCCATGCTCATCCAGATCGAAAAAAGCGCGCTGATCGCGCAGTTGAAAACGCAGTACGGTGGGCCGATCAATACGCCGCTGGATGAAAGCGGCATGTACATCGTCGGCCAGGTGACCCATCACGGCGACACCCGTGGCAACGAGTGGTACACCACGGTGCAGGCGTACACGCAGGTCTATGCGCAGAAGATGCTGAAAGGCGTTTTTGCCGCGCTGCAACGCGGCGTGACCGGACCCATAGGCGGATAAGTACAGGATAATTATGAGCAACGGCAACGCACCACAACCCGCGCATCTCACTCCCTCGCAACTGGCTTACGCGGATACTTCCCCATGGAAGGTCGCTATCCAAAATGCCGTCGCCGATTTGCGCTGTGCCTGTCCCGCGATCGTGGTGTTGTTCGACCCGGACACGCAGCTGGTTGCGGTGCAGATCGCCATGAAGGAACTGGTGAAGTATGCCGACGGCCCGAAGTGGGTGCCCATCCCGACGATTTACCGCGTGCCCATCGTGCTGCCGCGTGCCGGCGGCATGTGCATCACCATGCCGATCGCGGCGGGCGACGAAGGCTTGCTGGTGTTCACCGACACGGCGTTCGATCTGTGGTGGCTCACGGGCGGCCAGCAACCGCAGGGGAAAAATCCGCCCATCGTGCAACCGCAGCACGAACGCCGCCGCCACGACGTCACCGACTGTTTCTTTATTCCCGGCTGCTGGAACCAGACGCGGGTGCTGGCCAATTACCCGACCGACCGGATCCAGATTCGCTCCGACGATGGCAGCGTTTCGATCGACGTGGAGCAGAACGGAAATATTCTCATCAACTCCAGCAGCAATGTGAACGTCAACGCGCAAGGCACGGTGAACATCATCAGCCACGGCGGCGACACCACGATTGACGGAGTGGATTTCCTGCTGCACACGCACTCGGGCGTGCAGCCCGGTGTGGGCGATTCCGGCCCGGTGGTGCCATGAACCCAGTTCCCACCATCGTGTACTTGCAGCTCGATGCCAGCTACGACCCGCTGTTCACCATCAGCAGCGAACTCTCCGACCTGGCTGCGGTGGCGCAAGCCATCCAGACGCGCTTGCTGCTGTTCGAGGGCGAGTGGTGGGAAGACTTGAGCGAAGGCACGCCGCTGTTCCAGCAGATTCTCGGCTACCGCCGGCAAACCAGCGGACAGGATCTGGCCACCACCGCGCTGACCCGGCGCATCATGGGCACGCCGTATGTTTCGGCCGTCACCAATGTGCAGGTGCAATTCAATCCGTCGACGCGCGGCTACAACTACACGGCCACGGTGTACACCAGCTTTGGAACAATTCAAATTGCCGGTCCGGGAGCGCCCGCTCCGGGATCCGGCGCGGAGATTAACCAATGAGCACGTACATTCCACCGGTCCTCACCGCTGCGGGTCTCACCGTCCCGAGTTATCAAGCGATCTTGAAAGACAACCTCGCGCAGTTTCAGAACATTTACGGAGCCAACCAGTACATCGGCGTGGATTCGGCCATCTATCAACTCATCTCCGTGCTTTCGCTGAAAATGAGTGACGTGCTGGCCGCGTTGCAATTTGTATACAACCAATCTTCCCCGGCCACCGCGGTCGGCGCGGGTCTCGATCGCATCGTCAAGCTGAACGGCATCGCGCGCCTGCCGTACACTTTTTCCATCGCGCAACTGTCGCTCACCGGAACGCCTAACGCGGTCATCAGCAACGGCACGGTGGAAGATAGCAACGGCAACACTTGGCAACTGCCGGCGACGGTCGTACTCGCTCCCGATGGCACCGCCAGTGTCGCGGCCACTTGTCAGACCGCCGGCAACGTGGCCGCCGAACCGAATACCATCAACATCATTTCCACGCCACAGCCCGGCTGGACCACTGCGACCAATATCGT